TCCTGTTGTAGCAAATCCAGTTCCACCATTGGCAACAGCAACAGCACCAACAAGAATTGATGTTTGTATAGCTAAAGGAGTAGTTTGTCTAACATAAATCTTGCCAACAGAGCTATTTACATAAGAAACCACGCCAACTTGGACTGTAATTCCAGTTGGTGGAATGGTGTTCATCAATTGACCAGCAGAATAAGGGCTCAAGTAAAGAACTTGTCCTACCGTAAATGTTCCTGTATTGACATTATCAATTCCACCATTAGCGGTCACATACCCAATAGAGCCATTAGGAATTGCGCCATTTGTAAGTCCAATTACAGCCGAAGTTGCCGACACATCAGCTTTTGCCAATGCAACATTAGGATATGTCTGACCACTAGATGTACCAGTAATGTAAACAGGAGAACCATTAGGAATAGTTGATCCTGTATTGTTAATTACTTTTAATTGAAGATCTTGTCCAATATGAACAATCGCGGCTGATGAGTCATTGTAGTAAGCTAAAGCATGGGCAACACTGTCATACCAAAGTAGCCCTTCTGTGTACGCAGGCGCTGTAATGCTTGTCCAAGCATCATAACTTGCATGGATAGGAGTTGTTAAAGTTCCGCCTGTTGCCAGAACAACTGCTCCTGACCCTGTAGTAGAAGAACTAGAAGCTGATGTAGCCCTTCCATAAGCGTCAAAAGTTACCGTAGGTAGGGTATATGATCCTGCAGTAACAGAAGTGCTTGCAAGGCTAATTACGGGCGCTGTAGACCCATTGGCAACGGAAATCTGCCCAGAAGTACCTGTTACGGATACTGCACCTATAGTTGTTCCACTTAATGCCAACAAACCAGTTCCGCTTGTACCCACAAGATTTTGAAGTACGGTTGACAATGAAATTGTTGGATTACCAGATACGCCATTTCCATTTGTCACTGTCAATCCAGTACCAGAGGCTGTAATTGTGACATTTGAAAGGGTAGATGCGCCTGTTTTTACTTGAATTCCTGAGCCTGAGCTAATTAAAGATGCTAAAGCACCAGATGGAGCAATCGTATAAGTACCTTGAGCACCACCATCCGTTAGACTCAAGCCCGTAGCTGTAGACAAGCTTCTACTATTGGTTAGGCTAGATTGTTGCCCAACCGTCAAAAAGGTTTGAGTTTGCGTGGGCTGAACAGCAATAGAGCCTGTTGTTGTCTGTACGGTTACTCCATTTTGAACTATGGGTACAGACTCTGATCCAGTCAAAGCGCTTGCTGTGGGTAGCTGAGATATGGTTACGTTTGCCATGATTAACTCAATGAAAGGTTGTCAAGGTTGCCGTTTTGTGCAGGATTAGATGTTGTCTGCGATGGGGAAATTACGGCATCGTAATAGTCACCAGTTTGCAAATTATTGTTTGTCGTAGACACATCTTGATCTGGCCTAGGAAAACGAATGTTGATACGTTCAGTCTTCCTAGCCGCCAAACGATAGGGATCTTTTTCGTCTGCACAGCCTTCATTACAAACCCGTAATCCGGGAAAGTTAGGATCATTCCTCATGAACGCGTGGGCACGCTTCATCTTGCATCTATCGCAGATTGCAATTGAAATTGTCGATAAACCACGAGTATCAAGGAATTTAGGCATTAGACGGTCCTCCCTTGAGCCAACAATGTAGCACGCCGAGATGCAACTCGCTTGGCAATTTGCTCAGGAGTTTGCTTGCGTCCTTTGCCTGCTTTGCCACCAAGAATCTGGGCTTCTTTTGTAAAAGTTCTATCTTTAGCATACGGCCTTGATACACCTTTAGTTTTTAAAGATTTTTTTTCTTGCGCTTCAGCAGTCCAAGCCAAATGACGATGTGCGTGCAATGCTTCTAAAGAATTTTGAGATACTTTTCTGCCAATTAAAGCTTTGCGTGTTTTTTCTATAGCTTCTAAAGATTTTGGTTTACCAATAGCAGAAGCAGACATTTTTGCTTTTTGCTCATCAGATTTTGGAATGCCCAAAAATCTAATACTTGTAAGTTTTGAAATTTCAATTTTTGCTATTTCGTAAAGTCTAGAATTAACATAAAAACCGTCATTCCCACGCATTTTTCTTATGGCAAACCATTGATTACCACCATGTATTTTTGCTAATAAAAAATGCGCTATAAAATGTTCTCTTGCAGTCAAATCAACCAAATTGTTAGGATCAGTTTTGTGACCACCCATGGATTTTGGAATTATGTGGTGAGTTTCTTTATAGCCGTCTACTGCTATACGGCTTTTGCATTTTCTGATCAAATCATCATAAACTTTTTGATAATTCATTTCTTGTACTCCGTAATAATTGGTAATCATATTATATCCAATCATTAGCGTGTATAGCAAGATATATTCGGCGCAAGGTACTCAGGAGACTTGTCTCTTTCCTCTTGCTCGACATCATAAAGATGTTTATCCGCTTGTTTTTCGAGGTAAGCAATTCGGTTTAAATCAACAGCAGGAAACTCCAAGCTCATTTTGTGAGCTAGTAAGTTGATAACCGCCTCATACCAACGATTTGGGATAGCCAATTGACCAGAAAGAGCCCCAACGTCTTGGATATAAGTTGAATACCATACGGTAATTTGAACAAATGACGTAGATGGAACAGGCCAAAGCGCCAAAGTAGGATTGGGGATTGTTCTTTCAAAGTAATATTGAAATGGCTGGTTAGCCGTGAAGTTTTTGTTAGGCAAATTGGTGTAATCGTCCCTATTTAGGCGTGACATCTCAATTTCTAAGCTCATATTGCCCAAATACCACTCACGAAGCGCCAAAGTTGTACCGTTAAAGGCTTGAATTCGGTAGTAAATGACGTTTGAGCCGGGATCTATGTCTTGCCAAATCCACTGACCGTCTGTAACAGTGACAGAGGTAGCCGTGTATAAGGTTGTCCAATTGGTTCCATCGCTTGAGGATTGAAGATAATAGCTCCACGTGGCGCTTCCACCCCCAGAAATATATGGCATGATACCAATTGAGCCAATGTATTGAGGGTTGTTTGTACCATAGTTAACTACAAAATTGCCATTTGCACTGGTTTGCTGAGCATATGTGCTGACATTATCATCATACAAGTAAGCAACATTGCCACCGGCGCTAGAAGAATAGCTACCAGAAGGCTGTTGCATTTGGCGATACAAGACGTTTAAAGCGTCGTTTGCACCAGCAGGCAACGTGTACATGTACTGGTTTGCATTACAGCCTATAACGGTCTTGGAAATGGCAAAATACTGTATGCCACGGTTCATCATGTGGGACAGCAAAAAGAAAAGATTCTCTCTAGCCGCCAATTGAAGCTCAGAACTAACTTCTTCAGCCAATTTTCCGCACCGACGCGCCGCATGGTCAATGACGGTTTGTACTGTAACGACGGTTTGACCTACTGTTCCTGAGTATGCCATTTATATTCCTTACCAACCGGGGCAATTCCAACGCTTGAGTGATGCTTTTGCTCTTGGCGCATCTCCACTTGCGTGCTTAACTACCCCTGACATTCTTGCACAAAATGAATCTTTACGAGCACCGCCCTTAGGCTGTGGAGCTTTTAAGTGCGATCCAGTTTCTCGATTGTACTTTTCCCTACCTTTGGCTGTGAGTCCTGCTCCTTTGCTTGTCGGTAGTTTTTCACCGCGACCGACAGCCAAACTGACCCCACCGCCATCTTTCTTTTTAACCGTCTTAGCTGACTCAATAAAGGCTTCCTTGGTGGGGGCGCCTTTAGATCCGACACGACGCATGTGTTCTCCTGATCCATGGGCTATCCTCTCTTGTTTGGCGTGAATATTGGCATACAAACCGCCTTTATCCATCTTTTCCCCCTTATCCGCTTTAACAAATTCTTTGCCTACCTTTTGGGGGACACCGCCAAACCCACCTTTTGTGTGGGCGGCGGCTTCCATCAGCCTGTGTTGAGCAGGTGACTTGCTTGGCATGTTAAGCCTGTGACTCTTGCCAAGACAAACGGGCAAACGCTGTACCGTTTGAACCAATTTGGCTAACTGTCACATACAAAATATCAGGACCATCAGGATAAGTTCCTGCTTGGCTTGTAGGAACGCTGTTTGACAATCCACCGCCAAGAGCCGCATTACCAAATGGAGCAACTGCGGTCAAATCCAAAGTTGTTTGTCCAGATGTATTGGTAAAGAATGCCGCAATTGATTCACCGCCAGTGATGGTGGTTGCTGTATTGGTATTTGTCGCAACTTGCACAATTGATGTTGTGTTTGTTCCGTTTTGTGTTGGAGAAGCAAAAGATGTGAATCCACTTGTTCCACCAATTACACCATTCAAAATGAACTGTACCAAGTAACTTGTGGTTGTCAACATAGCAATCTCACGCATTTGCAATTGCAAGCGGTTGATAATCTCTTTAACACCCAATGTACCAACAGTGCCATTGTCCACAGAAGGCGCAACACGGATAGCCATAATTGGCACAGCAGTTGAACTTGTTGTAGACACAGAAGATGTCATACCGTAGTTATAGATTAAGGATACGTCTTGTGTAAATCCACCATCCATCACTACAGATGAACCCCAGTGTGACAATTGAGCCGCTGAATCAGGCGATGCATATTCAACTGCAACTGGCGTTGTGGCTGAATATGTAAATGCTGTTGCGGCGGCACCACCTGTAGCGCCACGAGTTACACCAGTCAAGCTTGTTGATGTCAATCCAGTATATGTAATGTACTCAATTGCACCTGACACACCATTACCGATGATCCTTGCAGATCCACCAGCAGGATTGAAACCTGAAGTGCTCAATACATTGATTGAAGTATCAGTTGTGGCAATACTTGATGTGATTGTCGTGATTGGCAACACATTATTTTGCTCATAGTGCGATGGCAAGTTGCCTGAACGCATATAAGCTTGATATTGCACATTGTTGTTTTGGAAACCATAGACATAAATGATCTGTCCATTGGTAGCTCTAAATCCAAATCTAGCAACACCAGCACCATACCAAGAGTAGTCCATGTAGAACATCTGTACTTTGGTCAAGTCAAGGTTGTATCCAGAAGGATTAGCGGCTGAATTGGAACCATCACATACATCCCACCATTGTGATTGTGGCACTTTAACCTCAACAACACGTGAAACCAACGCATTAGCAATTGTCACGCCACGATACTCAGGAGTGATATATAACTGTGTATCACTTGTGATTGTGGTCACACGATGTGTTTGTCCGCGAATAACAATATAGTCACCAACAACCAACTGAGTTGTGAATTGGGTATTGCTACCAGTTACAAGTGAACTGCTTTGTGTGGCTGTCACGGTTCCTGTAATTTGGTTTACGCTGTTGCGCAATACAACATACAGTTGTTGTCCGTCAAATTGGAAGAAAATTCCGTTTTGGCTGTCAAAGAAACCAATTTTGTTGCTAGATCCATACCATGAGTAGGGGCTAACGTGAGGAATCAAAGGAACAGTTGATGTAGCTGTTGTGGCTGTTGGAGTTGACAATGCTACATAAGTAAATGTCAAAGGAGTTGGTACACTGGTAATCTTAAAAATACCATTGTAAGCACTCTGGTCAAAGCCATTTACTTGAACA